ATCTACTATGGTATCTTCTATTTACACCAGAAGTCACTGTGGCTATTCTGGCGAACAAGGGTGCAATCGCAAGGGAAATGGTATCAAGAATAGTAACCATGTTGGAGACCGTGCCATTCTTCTTACAACCAGGTGTAAAGATACTAAACAAAGGGAATATAGAGTTTGGTAATGATAGTAAATTAGTGGCGGCCGCAACATCTTCAAGTTCAATTCGTGGTATGTCAATTAACATGTTGTATCTGGATGAGTTTGCTTTCGTAGAAGATGCAGAAACATTCTATACTGCGACATATCCAGTGGTAACATCTGGTAAAGATTCTAAGGTTATTATTACATCTACTGCAAATGGTGTGGGTAATATGTTTCATAAGATATACGAATCTGCCGTTCATGGTAATTCAGAATACGAGAGTTTCTTAATCAATTGGTGGGATGTTCCAGGTCGAGATGAAGAATGGAAGAAACAGACCATTGCAAACACCTCAGAAGCTCAGTTCGAACAAGAGTATGGTAATAGTTTCTTAGGAACAGGGTCTACACTTATCAACGCAGACACCTTACTAGGTATGAGAGCATTGGATGGAGAATGGAAGAAAGATGGTTTAACTGTTTATGATAGACCAGAAGAAGGACATACTTACATAACTACAGTCGATGTGTCTCAAGGAAGAGGGTTTGACTTCTCTACCTTTAGTATATTTGATGTAACCAATAGACCTTTTAGACAAGTTTGTACCTATAGAGACAATATGGTTAGCCCTTTACTCTTTCCGGATTTAATAAATAAGTATTGTAGTAGATATAATGAGTCTCTAGTTATTATAGAGAATAACGCAGAGGGTTCAATGGTCGCTACTCAATTGCATTATGATATCGAATATGCAAATGTGTTCGTTCAAGGTTTAACGAAAGCATCAGATATTGGTATTACAATGTCAAGAAAGATTAAAAGAGTTGGTTGTTCTACTTTAAAAGAACTTCTCGAAGAAAATAGACTCGTTGTAGTAGATAGGCCCACGATAACTGAACTAATGACATTCGTTCATAAGGGGTCATCATTCGAGGCAGATAGAGGATATCATGACGATATGGTCATGAATTGTGTTCTTTTCGCATGGTTTGTCACCACCGAATTTTTCACACACTTAACGGACACGGCTGTTAAAGATTTATTGTATTCTGAACAACAGAAGATGATAGAAGATGATTTATTACCAGCAGGTGTTTTCGGAGAACAGAACACGGATACATTTGTAGATGATACAGGACAATTATGGTCTACAGAAGGTTTGAAGTAGATGTTAGACAATATAAATATATAAATAAAAGTGTAAACAACTTTTACAATGTAAAAATACATTAACAGGAGAAAAGTATGGCATTTCAAGTTTCACCAGGCGTTCAAGTCAAAGAGATTGACTTATCGAATGTTGTTCCAGCAGTATCCTCAACAAGAGGTGCTTTCGCTGGCTTATTCCAATGGGGTCCTGTTGATGAAGTAAAAACAGTTTCAGATGGACAACAGTTAGTTGATGAATTTTTCCAACCGGCTAATACAGACGCTGGGGCCGAAGACTTCTATTCAGCAGAATCATTCTTGCGATATGGTTCTTCACTAAGTGTTGTTAGAATATCTAATACTGGATTATTCTCAGCAAACGCTAGTGGAAACAGTGCAACATTATTAAAACACTCTGATGATTACAACAATACTTACAAAAGTGGTGGTAGTGCAGGTACCGTAGGGAAATTCGTTAGTAGATTCGCTGGTTCTTTAGGCAACAGTCTTAAAGTTTCAGTGTGTGCTTCTAGTGATGCTTACTTCAATAACAGTGCATCTCTAATAAACAATGGATCAGGATACGCAGTCGCTTCAACATCAGTTGTAGTTGACAATGGCGCACTGTTCATCGTTGGAGATATTATTAAGTTCGCAAATCATAGTAATCATTATAAGATTACTGCAATTTCTTCACATACCTTAACAATTGAAGCTTTAAACCAACCTGCTGGCACAGGCCTAGTAACTGCTGTCGTTGATAACGAAGCGGTAGACAGATATTGGGAACATTACGCATTATTTGACAAATTACCAGCAACATCTGGTCATGCAACATTAATTGGTGCATCAAATGATGAAATACATCTAGTCGTAGTAGACGAAGATGGTGCAATATCAGGAACTAAAGGGACTGTATTAGAGTCTCATGGTTTTGTTTCATTGGCTGCTGACGCTAACGACAGTGTTGGTAACTCTAATTATTATAGAGATGTAATCGAAAGAGATTCAAAATACATCTATTGGTCAGGACATTCAACAGCAATGTTGGCAAGTGTTGGCGAACATAGAACAATGGCGACCGCAGTTGGTACTGCTTTCGCTAGACCGTCATTACCTGAGTCATCATCATTAAGTGGTGGTGCAAATGGTAGGGCAAACCCAACAGTTTCACAAAAAACTGATGCATGGAACAAACACTTTGCAGATGGCGAGTTAATCGACATCTCATTCCTCATCGTAGGTGCTACATCTACTGATGCTGGGGGTGGTTCTGAGTCCGCTGTTGATACAGTTGCGGACCATAACAGTTTAGTTAATTCTGCTATCTTAATCGCTGAGGCGAGAAAAGATTGTTTAGTAGTTGCATCACCTAGAAGGGCTTCAGTAGTGAATGTCGCTTCTGAGTCAACTCAGGCAACAAATGTTAAAGCAGACTACACATCAGTAACTTCTAGTTCTTATGCAGTTCTAGATAGTGGTTGGGTATACCAATACGAAAGATACAACGACAAATACTGTTGGATTCCAGGCAATGGACACACCGCAGGCCTCATGGCAAGAGCAGACTTACTGCAAGACCCATGGTATTCGCCTGCTGGATTCGCAAGAGGACAATACATGGGTATTACTAAACTTGCGTTTAATCCAAAACAGGCATCAAGAGATGACTTGTATCGTGCAAGAATTAACCCAATAGTTACATTTCCTGGACAAGGAACTGTGTTATTTGGAGATAAGACTGCATTAAGTTCACCTTCTGCATTTGATAGAATCAATGTAAGAAGATTATTCATAGTCTTAGAAAAGGCAATATCAACTGCTGCTAAAGCGCAATTGTTTGAATTCAACGATTCATTCACAAGGGCGAGTTTTAGGGCTGCTGTAGAACCTTTCTTAAGAGATGTAAAAAACAGGAGAGGTTTAGTAGACTTTTCTGTAGTTTGTGACGAAACAAACAATACAGATGCTGTTCAAGATAGAAACGAATTCGTTTGTTCAATATTCTTGAAACCAACTAAATCAATTAACTACATAACTTTAAACTTTGTCGCTGCTAAGAGTGGTGTTGAGTTTGAAGAAATTTACGGCGCAGTTTAAGGAGTATAAGTAAATGGCAAGTATAGACCAATTTAAAGCACAATTACTCGGCGGAGGCCCAAGAGCCAATAGATTCCGAGTCTTTATACCTAGAACTGGTAATAAGATTGAATTCTTATGTCAGTCAGCACAGATACCTGCTGCTACTGTAGGTGTAGTTGAACAACAGTTTAGAGGACATATTCTAAAACTCGCAGGAGATAGAACATTTGAACCTTGGACTGTAACTATTATTAATGATGTAGAATTTTCATCAAGAACTGCCTTAGAATCTTGGCAAACAGACATCCAAGAATTAGACAGTGGTGAAGGTATGACTTCGTTAGACTACTTAGTAGACAGAGCATTTGTAGAACAATTAAATAAAGACGACTCAGTTCTTGCGAGATACGAATTCTTTAACATGTTTCCAACCTCTATTGGGGCTATTGACTTATCATATGAGACAGTCGATGCATTGGAGACCTTTGATGTTGAATTCCAGTATTCTCATTGGGAAAGAGTCCTTTAATTTAGTGAATAACACCTCCTTAGGGGTGTTATAAATATTATTATGGAAATTTTTGGGTTTGAAATATCTCGTAAGAAAGACGAGTTAAGAGTAAAAGATGTAACAAAGAAGTCAGTGGCTTCATTTGTTGCACCTGTCGAGGACGATGGAACACCCATTATCCAACAATCGCCAGGTGGTTTCATATCAGGTGGAGCATATGGTTCCTACATAGATATGGAAGGTGGTATCAAGAATGAGGTCGCACTCATTAGAAGATACCGAGAGACATCTCTGGTTCCAGAATGTGATATTGCTATCGAAGATATAGTAAATGAATGTATAGTTTCAGATACCCAAGATAGAATAGTTTCATTAGACTTAAGAGATGTAGAATTGTCAGAAAGCATCAAAAACAAGATGCATGACGAGTTTAAGGGGATCCTCTCCTTAATGAAATTTCATCAAAATTCGCATGAACTATTCCGAAAGTGGTATGTTGACGGCAGGATTTATTTCCATAAAGTCGTTGACAGTAAGAGACCACAACAAGGTATGGTTGACATAAGAACTGTCGACCCCTTGAAAATCAAGAAGGTTAGAAATGTCGAGAAAGAGAAAGACGCTAAAACCAAGATTGATATAATAAAGAAAGTTGAAGAATTTTATGTCTTCAACGATGCTGGATTTGATAAAGGTAGTGCCACAGAAGGCTCTACAGTAAAAATCGCACCAGAGGCAGTAAGTTATACGACTTCTGGTATGTTAGATTACACTAAGAATGTAGTCATAGGTTATTTACACAAGGCATTGAAAACTGCGAATCAGTTATCAATGATGGAAGATGCACTTGTTATCTATAGGATATCAAGGGCACCAGAAAGAAGAATTTTCTACATTGATGTAGGAAACCTTCCAAAGGCAAAGGCAGAACAGTATCTTGCAGATACTATGAACAAGTATAGAAATAAACTTGTTTATAATGCAGATACAGGTGAAATCAAGGATGATAGACGCCACATGTCTATGCTAGAAGATTTTTGGTTACCAAGAAGAGAAGGTGGTCGAGGAACGGAGATTACAACTCTACCAGGTGGTCAGAATCTTGCAGAGATAGAAGATATAGAATACTTCAAGAAGAAGTTGTATCGTTCTCTAAATGTGCCTATCTCAAGGCTTGAGGCCGACAATGGTTTCAATATGGGTAGGGCATCTGAGATATCTAGAGATGAACTTAAGTTTAACAAGTTCACTAAGAGATTGCAGACTAAGTTTGCTAGATGTTTTACAGACTTGTTAAGAACTCAAATGATTCTTAAGAACATAGTCTCAGGAGAAGAGTTCGATGCATTTAAAGATTTTATATATTTTGATTTTGCAACAGATAATCACTTCCAAGAATTGAAGGAAGGTGAGATTATTAGAGAGAGATTAGATACTCTTTCACAGGCAGAATCATTTGTTGGTAAGTATTTTTCTGATGAATATATCAGAAAACATATACTTCGTTTCTCAGAAGATGATATTGCTAGAATACAAGGTGAAATGGATTCTGAGGGACATAGTGATAACGAAGATGGAGATGAATTCTAATGTCAGAAATTAGTAATAAAATAGTAGACCAGATAGAAGCTGGTAAATTAAACGATGCAAAAGATACAATAAATCAAGGCATCAAACAAAAGGCTGCTGACGCTGTCGATATGAAAAGAGTCGAAATGTCAGTAGATTGGAACAATGGCGAAAACTTGGGAACAGATAACAACGATTCTGAATGAGGCAAAGTTT